CTTCAATCTTGTTTTGCAACAATGCTAGGAACAGTGGAGATACAGCGAGTGCTTGCTGTTGGTCAGCTTCACTCATTTGGATTCGGAAGAACTTACTCCCAGAATCCAGTTGAAAGCGATTTGTCATGTTGACTCCTTACGGTGCATTAGCTGCTTGTGCTTGTGCAGCCTGAACTTGTGGGTTGCTAGCAGCAGTTGTCTGTGCCATTGTATTCATGAACTCTTGCTGCTGCTGAGGATTACGTTTGAAGTCTTCCAACCAGTAGGCACCGCGCAACTTAGCAAAATAGAGGAACATCCCAAGGATGTCATATTCAGATGTGAGCGTAGGAATAGCTTGAGCAGTCTGCATGAATACAGTCAGAATCTCAGTGTTCATGAGCTTGTCAGCTGGCAAGTTGCCATCTGTCATCTTGAACTCAAGAATAGACTTGCGCAACTCAACAGGATCTACCGCCACCTCAGCTCGCTGATCGCGGTTAAGCAGAGTGCCTGCTGGTTGATATTGCAGAGTATTGCTCTTGATAATCTCTTTGACAGGAGTCATGAACTGCTGCTCAATAGTCAGTGAAGCTAACTGCTGGCGGCTGTTACTGTTGCTCATAGTCTGATCAAACTCAGTCTTAGTCTTGTTACCTTTCTGGAACTGACCACGATCAACCTTGTTCTGCCCACTCGCTGAGTCTGCCATAGCAGAAATCATGTCACTCATCTGGATGTTAGATGAGCTGTTATCTTCACGGTATGGAATCTGGTAGATAGCACGCTGCATATCATTACCATCTTTTACCGCACCCGCGTTACGTAGCGGAATACGAGAAACTGAGGAGATAGGATCAATGTCCTTCTTATCAATCAATCGTGGATTGTAGATCAAACGATCAAAGATCAAGCGACGCTTGGATTCTAGGCTGATGTTCCACAGTGAGCTGCTCATGTCTTGGAATGGCAACGCATTATCCAGCATGGATTGTGTCTGATAGCCAAGACCATCTTCATATGGTTGCATAATCATGCAAGGCAACAGATCGTGCGCAGTGTTCATCTCTTCTGCAAAGATGCAATACTGCCAGTTAATCAAGATGCCATGATAGACCTTAGCTTGATTACCGCGAGCACCGAAGTCTGATGGCAAGGCACGACAGTAGAAGTGGGTGATAACGTAGTTATCTTTGTAGTTGATGGAGCTACGGTTGTTGGTGCCAGGCAATCCCATCCACTGTCCCCAGTTACCAGACGTGTAGTTCGTGGCGCTGAGGTTGAGATACTGGTTAATCTCTGGAGTGTGATAAGCCATGCCATCGCCGCTATCTTGACTAGCGCCGACGAACTGAGACTCAAATGCTTCCTTGGCATTGGTAGTCTTGTTGGCATCAAGTGTAGCAAACAACTTCTTAAGCTGGATGCGTGAGATGATCTTGTTGTAGCCAAAGAACTCACCATCAGTGTGCATGTCAGCAGGAGCAACTGTCATGTCCATGAAGCAGTTGTATGGATCAATGTTCTCGATGCAGTTACCGCCGTAGCTGTACTCATTGAGTTTAGCCATGCCAGCTGCACTGATGCTAGTATCTGTCACCACTTGCTTGAGTGGAGTCTTCTTCCAAGTAACTACCGCAGCGCCAAAGTTGTATTTGAATCCGTTGCGGAAAGTCTTGATTAGTTCACGAGCCCAGCCATAACGAATAGACTGGTCGCCGAGCGCTGTCTCAAACTGGAGAGCTGCACTCTGATTCTTTGGGTAGGAGACTACACCGAAGATAGGATAGCTAGTCAGGTAGACACCTGCCTGATAAGCAACAGCAGATTCAATCTGCGGCATTACGATTGGTACGGTGATATCTTGCAGTTTACGTGCGTCGCCTGACATGTTAGCACGGACGGCTTTGATATGCTCAGCTGTTACGTTGAGTTGGCGTTGATACGCACGATCACGATAGCGAAGCAGAGTGCGGAAATCTGCCAAAGGGCCTGCATTGCGGATGGCACAGCTCTTTGCGTAAGCAAGTAGTTCTGCACGTTGTGGCATTGTCAGGGTGTTAATGATTGAGATACTGGGCGCTGTTGCCATGTTTGTCTTTCAACTGGTGGAGAGTTTTCAGAAAGGAAGTGCTAAAGAGTCGCCATGACTAGCGTCACCAACATAACTATCAACATCGAAGATATTCTTGATGATAAGTTCGGGGTACTGCTGCAAGACTTCTTCAACATATCCGATAGGATCTATTATATCATCTACGTTGTTGACTTTAAGCGGGTTCCAATCCATGATCTGTGAGATGACAAGTGAGCGTATAGTAGGGCCGAGATAGATCTCAGATGCTAACAGCTTTAACAAGCCATTCTTAATACGGTTGTTCTTAGCACGGCCTTTAGGAGAAAGCTCTACGAACTCGAAGCCGCTGATGCCTTGGTCATTACAGTAGTGCTCAAACCAGAATAGCAGCGTAGACTGATACGCAACTCCCTCAACAGCGATGAGTCTTGTGTTATTTGCCAGCCCTATGCCGATAGCCTGCTTGATAGTCTCTAGTGGAGAGAACGTGCCATGTAGAATAGTATCTAGAATGGGCTTACCATCAATCACGGAGTAGTGGTTAATAGTACAGTCATCTCCTGTCTTCTTGCCAGAGCTAGGATCAATGATGATGAAGCTACCTTCTGCTTCTGTGTCTTCGTAATAACTAGGTAGCATCGGGATGCGTGACACGTCGATACCAGAGGCGAGTGCGATATCTGTGGAGTTAAGCACTTCGGAGATAAAGATCTCACCGTGTCCCATCTCAGTATCTGATTGGTATTCAGCAAGCAGTTCTTCAATAGGCCGTAGTTCTTCCCACAGTGAACTGCCGTCTGCCAAGATGCCACCAACAATGAATGATGTCCACTGGCTGTTGTTCTTCAACTTCTCCAGAATACAGTTCTGGGGATACATGTTACCAACGTAGATGTAAGTACAGCCAGCATTACTACGGGCTTTCATCAACGTACCTAGAATCCACTTCAGCAGTTGATCGCTGAGTTCCTTGTTCTCACTAGTTTCCTTCTTCTGCACGTCATCCATAATGATAACATCGGGGCGCTTGTTCTTTCTGTTGATACCGCGAACTGCACTGCCAGCACCAATAGCGCGTACGATGATATCACGACCACGGAAGTGCATGACCTTCAGTTCTTGGGTATCTACTTCTACCGCAGTCTGCCAGTTACCAAACAGCTTCCTGATGTTAGGGCCAGACAGCAAATCGAAGATGTCAGACAGTGTATTAACTGCCATACCTTCCGTAGCACCTACGATCAGAATGAACTGCTTAGTGGAGAACAGAATGTACCACAGACAGAGCAGCTTGATATATGTTGTCTTTGCGAAGCCGCGAGGAATACCAATGGCAAAGCGCTCCACTCGCTGTTTGAATCCAGTGAGTAGAGTGAACAGTGTTAGATAGAACGCAGGGAAAGCAAAGATGAACTCATCTGGAGCTGCCAGCATTGCTAGGAAGTTAAAGTCTTTGCGTGACAGTTCCGCTGCTTCTGCACCGCTAGCTGAGACTTCTGACAGTTCGTTGATGGTAGCCATAGTGATTAGAGGATATCAGGAGAGAGGCCAACTGGCAGACGTCGTGCAGGGCGAGCTGCTACGGGAGGTGCTAACGTATCTAATCTGGCCGCTGCCTTCTCTAGATCTGTAGTCTGTGGCAAGGAGAGCTGATGAGCTCCTGCTCGTGCAGCGAGGATAGCATCTAAGCTCTTTGCCGTAGCGCCGATCATTGTCTTGCCTTCCACCTCCACAATCTCGCTCTTAGCATTGGTCACGTAGCGTGGCAAGCTGTTAGCAGGAAGTGTGAGATTGACGTTGATTGTTGTGCCGCCAGATTCTGGAGTTATCAGCGCATCGCGTCGTTTCTTCGCACCATTGAGAATACGGAAAGCAGCCATAGCTTGTCCAAGCGTAGCAAACTGCATATTACGCTCGATCTTATCTAGCGCCAGAGATTCTGCACGCTCTAGTTTAGAGTCAAATGCTATGTCTTGTTCTGTCAGCTCCAACTGATGCTGAGCAATTCTAGCCTGCACATCTGGATCTGCCTTGAGTTGTGAGATGTAGCTGTCATCACAGCCGATAGCTGCTGCTACCACTGACGTGCTGAGGCCTTGAGTTAACAACGCAATGGCTTGGTCTTTGTTTATGTTCATAATAGCGCTCCTTAGCGGCTTGTTTGCAAAGATTATCTCCGAGGGCCGCAGATTCCGTAGTCTGCTAATCTTGTGCATAGCTAGTTGACAGCGAGGTTGATAGTGTTTTTAAAAATTTAGAAAAATTCTCACTGGTTCATAGGATATAGCGGAGCTAACACCTTGAAAAGGTGCCCTCCCCCCTTGTCTTAGCCTGCACGTAGTGACAGGCTCTTGCCTTCTGGCTGTTTCCGAGCGTAGCGAGGCGAAATTTTTTTATTAGCTAGCTTGGGTGGCTTGTTAGCTTCGCTGTCGGTTGGGCTTGCTAGATAGCAGGCAACGCTGGCGCGTGGTCGTGGTGATAGCAGGCAACAAAAAACCCCACGTATTACGGTGGGGCTCTCCTTGGTTGGTGGTTGGTTATGCGTTGGGCGCTGTCATCCAAACTATTAGCAGGGCGACAAGTCCGAGAATATAGATCACCTTGTTGGCGGTGCTAGGTTCTGGCGCGTGGGGCTCTGCACTTCGTGGCTCTGGCGTGTAGTTGGTGCGGTGGTTAGAATGTCGCATAGTTTAGGCTCCTGAGTTGTTGAGTTGTTGGCAGGGTTTAAAGCAAGTCGAGATTGATTTCTGTCTCACGCTGCGGGCGGTTCTTGATAGCTTCCACACGGCGCACAATGAAACCTCCAAGCTCTGTTATCAAGTCTTCGTCTTTCAGCTTGCTGATAATGAGGTCGAGTTCCTCGGGCCTGTATTGGCTGGTTTTACCTGCTAGCTTCACAATCAACCCTTCATAATAAGCTACTGCCTTACGGTATGCTTGGTTATTGGAGTAGTTGGGGCTGGTGACGTATGCCTTACGGGTGGCGCTGTCTCTCCAAGCTGCTTCAATTTCCTCCTTTGTGAGCCAGTCGCTATTAGCTCCCGTGGCTTCGTCAAGTAGTGCGGCGCTGTTGAATAGGTGGGCGCCTAGTTCTGATGGCCACATAGTGTAGGCTGTCAAGTATTTAGCAAGAATACTCTTGGCCGCGTTGTCTAGCACTGCCTCTAATATGGCGCGGTATTGCGT